TATTAAGCTGCCTCTGATATTCTGCTTCAACTTCCGTAAGCTTTGTATCCAACGCTTCCTGCTCTTCCAATGTCGGGGCATCCGGGTCTATAGCAACTTCTGGTAATTCTGGAAGGTCAGGTACCGTTATAGCGGAAGCAGCCTCGGCTTCAAATACCGACATTCTTGCGGTAGAAATTATTTCAGCGCACTGCGAAAGCGTCGCTTCATCTAGTACCGAAACCTCATCTTGATATTCATCAGAATTTGCATCTCGTAAGCGTGCCCGACGCTTTGTAGACGCTACTCGCGCTAAACGAAATGATTCTTGTAAATCAAAGTCTCCAACGATACGAATATACGCTGTCTCGATAACATTACCTTGTGGGTCTTTGATGTCTACTGATTTGTGCCAGCGCAGTAAGTCTGCGAATTTTCCCATTACTTTACCTCTCCTTTACTAATAAAAAAATATGGGGAATAGGCCCGCTTTATGCGAACCTATTCCCCATTGCGTAACAAATAATATTGATACGCCCAATAATACTATTTATCAACTATATTGATTTACCAAGGACCAGTACCAGATGCTATGAATAGCTCCCCTGTAGTTGACTGCCAAGAGAGTGTTTCATTCATCGAAGCGTTTACTGTACTGTCGTCACCTTCAGCAGTAAATGTAATTGACGGCACATAGTAAGTTAACTGGACTCTAGCAGGATTACGTGGGTCTTTTAGTTGAATCTTAAGTGGTAGTGTAGTTGCAGCAAATTCCATATCAGATTCTACCGTTGTACTAGCCTGACTTTGAATAAGATTTAGCAAATCATTATCTGTCTTAAGAACAGAGATATCTCCGGTAACCTGTGGGATACCTACCTCATAGCCAACCGGCTTGCCCAATCCACCCATTTCAAAGATACCTTCTGATTCAAACGCAACACGTACTGTAGCACTTTGAACACGGGGGATATTTGAAACGCTGATTGTAAGTGGGACATACTTACCCTGAATAGCTGATGGGTCAGCATCGTTCAAACCTTCGAATGCCTTATTTACCGGCGCACTATATGTTACCCATACAGTGTCTTGGGTACTTGGAAATTGCTGTGGATATATCCATGTAATAACCGCACCAGCAATAGTATAATCTAATCCCGCACCTTCATTTAAGTACCCGGTACTACCATCTGTGCCTGTTCTATAGGCGTTGATTGTATAACCCGAAGTTCTAGTTAAATAGGAAGGTGTGTTTGTTAGGGTACTTGTTGAAGAACCTAAACCCGATACAAGCGTGAATTGCTGGTAATAAACAGGTTGCTTGAATTCTTTCTTTGAGTTAGATGATACTGTATAAGAAACAGTAGAATTATCTCGTACACCAAACGAAGCATCGATTCCTGTAACGATTCCGCGCTTAACATAAAGAGCATTCACGATATTTAACGTACTTGTATCACGAATTTGTCCGATGACATCGACGTTTTTTAGTTCTGTAATCGATACTCCCGCTGATGGGAAGGTAGCCGGTGTATATCCTGTTAGATACGCAAATGTGTTATGACTAACATCAAATGCTTCAAATGTAACGGTTACATCAGGAATATCCGTAGTAGTTCCAACGTGGAGTTTTCTACCTAACTCGTCAATACTTTCAGTCGGTAGATTCATTGGCCAATCAAATCTCTGTACTCTTGCAGCAGCAAATAGGGCTTTAGGTGCAGCGATTTGTGGTTGTAAGTCTCTAGAGTGTACTCTAGCTCGCTTTGTTGCCATTTAATTGTTCCTCCTTTTAGGGTTTCAAAATTAATTTCCCTTTCCTAACCTATTATAGCTACACGCCCTATTTAATGTGTACGTGTGTGCTAATTTCATGAATAATGGGCTTCAAAAATACCCCGTATTACCCCACGCCATCTAATAACCTTCGGGTTCCCTAGATTTGGGGGCAGCACTTCAGAATAAACCGAATCTGTATCAAAACAAATTAATGTTCCTAAATTAACTGAACTCTCATTGAGAATTGTAATAGCTATTAAATCCATGAAATCCATAATATCATCTATGACAGCCATTGCTCTTGGCTCAGATTCCATATAACAATCGACCTGAATTGTGCGCTGATACGTACCCGCATCTGCGGGTGCTAATTGTAACGCACGTTTTTCGCTGGGTAAAAAATGTATTGAAATAAGAGGAACGGTAATTACTTCATCAGTTTGGAATCCTTCCTCATATCGAAGGCTAGTAGGCCAGCCCTTTGATTCAAGATAAAATTTTAAGGCGTTGCGAAAGGAACGTCGTTCATAATATGTCTTAGCTGCCACTTACGTTCCTCCTAACTCAATGTATAAAATGAGGGCTTAGATACGAAGCCGAATCTATTACGCCACTTGCTTCCTCGTCCACCGGGTGTAAAAAATAAGTCCTCGGCTACTTGAAATACCCGTGGACCACTCCTGTCGGCATTCTGTATATATTGAGATAAAATAATATAGGAAATCTCATTACCGGCACGGGTTAATTCTACCTGAATATTCTCACTAACCCTATGAGGTCCAACACTCATATAAGGTTCTCCATACTGTAGGAATATCCACTCTGGCGCCTTATTAATTTTTCCCCAATACTCAACTCGCGCTGCATGTGTAACTTGTTCTAATCCCTTACCTTCTACCTCAGCTTGAAAAAACTCCAGCCGTGTAGCAGCATCATGTGCTAGTTTCATACCTTCACTATAGGGCAGTTCTACGTGACCTCCACCCTCTAACTGTGCGTGGTAATGTGTGGCAGCGATTAGTTCTGGTACGCCTCCAAGCGAATCCATATCTAAACTAATATAAAATCTTTGGGAATTACTTTTAAGCGTTCTGACTGAAACAAGTATCGGAGCGGTTTCTGTTAAATGCACCGCATAATCATTTGGAAAATTCGGTTCCTGCGCTAATTCTTTTTCAAATACCTCGGAAATAATACTAGGCGCTACTTCTTCCATGGCTTTGGCCAAGGCCGTAAATCCCTGTGAGATAGCTTGAGGTAAAGCCTCTTTACCATATTTTATAAGATGCGAAACATCTATGACGAGTTTGTACACATTTATTCAGCCTCATTGCCAAAGCCTATGATGGTATGGATATCTCGACTAAAATCGTTGAAGTTATCCAAGATGATTTTCTTGGATGCGGCAAACGTTAGACCCCCATTCTTATGTAGATTTTCTAGGGAGTCAAGCGTTAGTCTACAATACATACGTTTTCTTTTCTCGATATCCTCCGCAGCTTGTATAAGCGCGATACCGTTTATTCTATTGTTTTCAAAGTGTTGACCACAGTGTGGGCAAGTCACTAAGTTACCTTCAAACATTCCATTCCCTTCCTTTATGCTGGTCTATCTCCCATATTTTTCAAGATGATTCGATAGCGGTTGATTTCAGGCGCTCCCATAGGGATGATTTTAGTGATTGCCATATTATGCCCATCGACTACAATCTTTCCTGATTCTTTTTCACATGCTTCTGCAAGATTTAAATAGATAGGGTCAACAGTAAGCGTGGCTTCTCCGATATAGTACTTGCCACCGGGGGTAGCAGTAATAGCCTCATCATTGACCCAATGAACCCTAGCAAGAACTTCTGTGGCAATAGAAGTATTAATCCAATATGACCCACTACATATAGGACATACAGTATAATAGGTAGTATCTCCGATAGGGTCATAGTAGCCACTCGCTACGCATAATGAGCAACCCGCTAAATTTTCAGTATAGAAGGTAACATTGCGCCCAATCTCATCACGAACATTATCAATGATTCTTTTAATAGCAGTCTTTTCAATAGATGCGATTGGCAATGTTAGCTCACCCTCTTTAGAATATCCTCAAAGCGTTGTTTACTGATTTCATAGTTATAATTTTCAATGAGGCGCTGCTTCGCTGTATTGGCAATTGCGTCCACTGCCATAGGATTATCAATCACCCATTGGCAACGCTCGACAGCCCTCTCCAATTCGAAGGGGCTTACAGCGAAATCTGGCCATAGCTCATTCTGTAATTCTAAGCGATTAGACCCAATGCAAGGTATCTCAAAGAAAGCTGCCTCACCTTGAAGCCTGCCGGGAGTATTTCTATCAGCAAGGTTTATTACGAATTGACATTGCGATAACATGTCATAAAATGAATCCATGTTTTCTCGTTCATGTATATAAACATTTTCAACTTGGTCAGCTAATGTCGCACATTGGCGCATTATCTGTTTCGGTATGGATAAAAATACTCCCTTAAGGCCGGGATTATTCAGTTGTAATTTACGAAATACTAGTAAGCTACTGATAAAATTTCTATCATTATCCGATGCACCAACACCTAATCCAATCATACTCTTCTCAGAGTCCCGATATTTCCCGAATCGCCTTTCATACGATTCGGTAGGGAATGGTAGGCCGACACGAACAACAGGTTTAGATGGTACTGCCACGGAATACCATTGACGCTCTTCTTCGGTTAAAACCATAATAGCGTCTAAATACTGCAAATCACTGATGTAACGTGTCACTTGTTCAGCAGGCAAGCGTGATATATGTGTAGAAATCGGATGGTCGCTTAATCCTATCTGCTTAACATGCGGATAGCGATTTCGTATTTCTTTACTCCATCCGGTTGCTTCTAGCCATAACGTACGAATGACTGTTTTATAAAATTGAGCTTCCTCAATCTTCTGTAAAAAGGGGATATCCAAAAGGTCCATCCAGACACCATTATCGTAGTCTCCGATGTTCCGCTTATCCCCATAAAAAATACCTAATTCACCTTGAATTTTTTGCGCCATGCCTTCTCCTTTATAATAATCCAAGAGC